GTGAGGTGGTAGGGCGGGTCCGTCACGATGGCGTCAAAGTGATTTTCGGGCAGCGATGCCATCACCTCAATGCAATCGCCCTCATGCAATGTGAGATGGGCCATCAGGCGGCCCTCACTTTGGGCTGAATGAATTGGGCCAGCGGCTCAAAATCGGCCAGTTGCTCGGCGGCCCATGCACGGCCAGCGGCGGTGAGGCGCAGCGATGGGTGAATTTTGCCTGTGCCCTCGACAAAGCCATTCTTTTGCGCGGCGCAAACCGCAATCTGCAATTCAAGGGGGTCATAGCCCGAGGCGGCCATGAGCGTGGTGGCGGTTTCGGTGTGCTCTTGCACGGCGGAAAGGAAGCGCAGCAGGTTCATGTTACGCATGGCCCTGCACCGGCGCGTTCTTGGCCACGGCCAGATAGGCCATGATGCCCCTCACACGGTATGAACGGTCCAGACCCTCAAGCGCCGGGGTGGCCAGCAAGTGGCCATCGCTGCCCTCACGGCTGACCGATGCAAGGCCCCGGTCAATCAGGTCCAGCACGGCGCGGGCTTGGGCGGCGGTATCAAGGCCCATAGCCTCGCCGCGCATCGTGATGGCGGTGGCGTCAAGGTGGCCGTGCATCGCAAGGCCGCCGATCAGCACCAAGGCCAAGGGCTGGCGCACAACGCGCGGTTGATTGAGGGCGGTAATGGCATTCATCTGATCGGCTCCCGTTTGGCGGTGATGCCAACCGTTATGCCGAGGCTAAATGCCGGGCGTGATAGTCAAACCGGTGCTTGATTTTTCAAAATCAGCCGGGATACCCCCGAAAATGGGGAGCCTTATCGCGCGATGCGACAAATTTCCAAAAATGATAAAAAATAACAATTATGAAAGACAGCATGGCAACAGCAACACCCGCAACGATTGAGCGCCTGCAAGCGCTTTTGGCAGAAAAAGGATGGTCGGCAACGAAACTGTCAACCATGGCAGGGCTTGGAAAGGGAGCCGTGAATGATCTACTCACCTCACCTGACCGCACGCCCCGGGAGGGCACGCTGGCCAAACTGGCGCGTACGCTCGGGGTTGATCGGGAATACCTTTCGGGGGAAAGCGAGGTGCGCAGGGCTGCGTCAAGGCTGCACAAGGGGCCAGCTTGGCAGGATTTGGAAGGGCTTGACGCATTCCCGCTACTGGAAAAGCTGGACATTGAAATTGATGGCTCGGGCGACGATCTGCGCGCCTACCACCTGCCGCCCGGGGCCGATGCCCTCGGCGTGCCCGCTGATAGCACAGTAATCCTGCGCCAGATTGACAAGCCGCAAACCGGGGATTTGGTGGTTGTATTCGATAGCCGAGATGGCCTCTGCATCCGGTATCTGGCCGAGCCTTACCTGATCGGGCTTGATAGCGATGGCAGGGTGCGGCATTGGCTCAAGTCCGAGTCGGCGGCGGTCATGGGTAAAATTGTGCTTACTGTCAAGCTGCCATAGGCCGGTTTTTTCAAGGGTCAGATCAAAAAAAACATTATCAAACCGGTATTTTTGACCGGTTTTTAATCGCACGTTAACACTCTCCACACAACTCTCGGTTTAATATCAATCGACACAGTTGAGATGGGGATTTGGATTTTTGTTGGACGAGGGACCGGCACAGAACGTGCCGCAGAAAACAGAATTTGACGGCCAGACGCTTAGCCAAGCGATACAGGCCGTTGAAAAGGAATACATTTGCACGGTACTTAATGCCGCCGACGGTAATAAGAGCAAGGCCGCCAAGATGGCCGGGCTGACCTATCAGACATTCATTAGGAAACTAAATTCGCTCAACCTAAAGGTGACATACCATGCAGGTTGATCGGGCGCAGATCGACGCGGCGCTGCGCATTGCGGCGCAGATTGTGGCGCGTGATGGCGAGGCATTTCTGCCGGTTTTCTTACGGCTTGAGGCCGAGGCCGAGGCGGCAAGTGGCCGCAACTCTGCGTTGGCGCGCGCGGCAGCGCTGATCGGTGGTGAGGTGGATCAGGCGGCCTAAAGAGCGATGAGCGTCAGCGCCTCGGCGCGGCCAGCCAAGGCACCACCATCACCATAGCTTGGCCGATGATATTTGTGCCCCAAGATATCGGCGCGCACCCGATCATCAACCTTTGCGGCCAGCAAGGCATTTTCAACATAGTGGCGAATTGAATAGGCGGTATGCGCCGGGGTTTCGCGCAGCCCATTGGTGGCCAGATACTTATTAACGGCGGCAGACCACGACCCGGCCTTGTGCCGATAGCGCAGAATGCCACCCCGGGCCACGATGCGGCGGGCAGCCTCAAGAGAAACCCCCAAAAGCGGAATATCGCGCTTTGTGTGCGCCACCTTTAACTCACGGCCATTCGGGGCCACGCGCAGATAGGGCACATTGGCCGTTGTCTCAAAATCGCTCAACGGCGCATCGGTGATCTCGGACGGGCGCAGGGCGGTGTTGAGCATGATCAACAGCACATCGGCGGCCTCATCATTCAGGCCATCAAGCGCACCGGGGGCCAATATCTGACCGGTAATCCATTCGCGCGAAAAGGCCGGTTTCTCGCTCTCATCCTTGCCCTCAAGGCGCAGCCCGGCAAAGGGATCATCAAGCGCCGTGTCGGTCAGCTTGGCCCATGTGCGCAGCATCTCGGAAAGATGGCTCAAATCTTTGTTGGCCGTGTCGATTTTTAGGCCACCCTCAACCTTGACTTGCCACCAATCCCGAAACTTGAGCGCATTGGCCCGGTTCACCTCGGCCATGGGCAGATCCTTTTTGTCGGGATCAGGCCCGGGCACGATCACATCAAGGAAATTGCGCACCGCGCGGTCGCGTTTCTGCCGCCATTTCTTGAGTTGCATCTCCGATTTTTTCAGATGCCGGGTTTTGGTGCGGTCATAATACTCATCCCGCAACTCAATCAGCGATGGCAGCACCTCGGGCACGGTGCCCAAGATGGCCTCGGTTGCCGCCGGGCTGGCCGTCAGATTGCCACCCTCGGCCAGCGATGTGAGGCGCGCCACCAAATCGGGCAAATCACCGCCCGCAATGTCACCCACGGGCCGATAGGCAAAACCCCGGGCCTGCGCCAGCTTGCGCGCGGCCTCATAATGGGCGCGGGCACTGGCGCTGTCACCGGCCAGCATGGCCTCCCATTCGGCCATGCGCTCGGCCTCAATTTGCGCGGCCTTGGCGCGCGCCTCGGGCTTGCTATCGGTGTGCAGGGCTTGGCGCACCTGACTGACCGGCTGGCCATCAGCGCCGCGCACAAGGCCAGCGTAGCGCTTTGGGATGCGCTTGACCCAATAATATCGCCCCCGGTCGTTTACAATTCCCACCCCGTCACGCCTTCCTCAATCGAATGTCTGCAATCCCGCCGGGTTGACGCGCAGGCGCACCGCCCAAGTATCAAAGGGCGGCTCGCCGATCAGCCGGGCAGCGGCGGTGAGGTTCGGGGCGGTGGTCAATTCGCCGCCCGGTGCCGCGCTGCCGGGTTGGTATAGCACCGCCATGGTCACCCTGCCATCCGTTGAGGGTGCCGCGCGCAATATCGCCCGGGCCTCAAGATCGGAAACCGGCGCAGCGGCCTGATAGGCCATCACGCGCGCGCCATCATCTGATTTGAAATACCCGACACGCTTGACGGCGGCAGCATCATCGCCACCGCCGCCCGCAACCACCATCGCCAGAACACCCACGGCGGCAGCGCCGCCCAATAGAATTTTCATCGTCTCACCCTTTGCTTGCATGTTTCAATGACAGCCCATCCGATAATGGTTAAAATATCCTTGAGATGAGTTGCCATAGCAGCGCAATCTTGCCGCCCCACACCAGCACCGCAAAGCCAATCGCCAACGTGGTCAGGATGATGTTTTCCGTGCGCGCAAAACGCATGTTGCGATGATGGCGCGGGCGTAGGTCACGATCATCCATCACTCACCCCACAAAGAGATAACAAAAATACATCAAGGTCCACGTCAGACCAGCGCCGCCAATGGTAGTGCCCGATCTCGGGGTCGGGGTGCGCCGTTGATTGTACTAAACCCTGCGCCCATGAGTGCGCTAAATCAGGTGGTAGATCAACTGCCGCCACGCTGGTGAGGCCGGTAAAGCGCCCGGCGCGCATGAGCGCGGTCATGCTGCAACCACCGCCTCGGCGCGCTGTATTGCCTGCTTGACCCGAACGCACCGCGTTTCTGCAAGGTGCAGATACACATCGTTGACCTCATCCAGATCAATCTCACCATCAACCACATCTTTCAAATCGGAGGCTACTGCGCCCAGATCATCAATGGCCCTTTCAATCTCTTTCAACAATTCGCTCGGTTGCATATCGGCGCTCCAATGTTGCGGGTTTTGTTGCGGGAATTGTTGCGGGATTTTGGACCCAATGACAAGCTGGAAAATGCTACACAATTTGCAAGGCATTGATTTTATTGAGATAAAAAGCAAAAAGCCCAACGCACTAGGCATTGGGCTTTTGAAATTATGGCTCCGACGGTAGGTGTCTAACTAAAATTCCCCACCACCATAAATCACATTAAAACAATATGTTAGGCGTTACTTTTTGAATGTGCCGTCTAAAATGTTGCGGGATTTGTTGCGGGATGCGCATCTGGCCTTGCGGGCGAATCAATAAGCCATGGACGGCAAAAACCGCCCGCCGGGGTGGCGGGCGGTTTGATCTTAGCGGCAGGCGGCCAGCAAGCCAAGCACCAGAGGCTCGCCGGTCAGCACCACCTCATCGGGGGTGGCCGGATTTAGCAGGCTGCGCCCGTGCTCGGCGGCGCGGGGCGAAAGCCGCTCACAAATTGCCCGGCCATGGCCCGAGGGTGTCGTGCAAGCGGCCACGGGCAGCATCAGCGCCACCAGAATGGCCAAGCGTGCCGTCAATCCTTTCAAGCGTGTCATGGTATTCCTCACGATCTTGCGCCTTGTGCGCGCGGGCATTATCCCGCGCGCCAATGGCGTAGGTTGCGCCAAGCACCGCCACCACGGCCAGCGCCCACCAGACGGGGCGCGGCGTGGCCGCAATGATGCGCGCGATCAGAACCATTCGCGCACCTTGTCGCGGATGAGGTAGCCGAGGCCGCCGAGCAACGCCAAACCACCCACCAGCGCCACAATCTGCGCCGTGGGGCCGAGGTTGCCGATGGCCGAGGTGAGCGTGCCGAGCACCGTGATGGCACCGCCTGCGCCGATGGCAACGCCCTTGGCGGCCTTGTCCTCGGCCAGCGTTTCGGGTTTGACCGGGGGCGGCGGTGAGAAGCGAGTGACGGGGCGAATTGGCGTGGCCTTGGGTGCCCTCCATCGCTCGCCCCAATAGCGATCAGGACCGGTGTCGATGTGCATGAAATTGCTGCGCTGATAGAACCCGAAACCGGTGAAGCCCACGGCAAGCGCGGCGGCCTCGAATTTGGCCGGGTCGTGGTTGGCCATCGACACATCAAAGGCCATGGCCCTCATGTGGAATGAGTTGCGTGCCCCGCCCACGTTGCGGTTATGCTCGGGCGAGCGATAGGCGGAATTGAGCATGAGCGGCACACCAAGCGCGGTGCGCAGGGCTTGCAGCTTGTCCATGGCATCGGGGTTGATGCCAACCTTACCGGTGCCCCGGCAGGCGATTTCCTCGGGTGAGAAATTGGGCCAACGCCAGATATCGGCGGGCACCTTTGTCCAGTGATCATATGTGAGCATCATTTGCCTTTCTTTGCAGATTGAACGCGCCGGGCCATGTCGCCCGAGGCTTGGTTAAGATCGGCCATCAGCCCCTCGGGGCTTGGCCGAGGCCGATCATCAATGGCAGTGCCTTGGATCTGCGCATCGCGCAGAACGCCAAGCGAGGCGCGGGCTTTGGTGAGGTGCGAAAGGCCGCTATCGGGGTCCACATTCTCACCCTCAAACCACGCGAAAAGATGGCGCAGGGCGGCGGCAAAGTAGGTCGACGCCAGCACCTCGCCCTCGCGCCAGTTGTGCCGCCCGTATTTCAGGGCACCCTCACCATGTGCCACAGCATCCTCGGCCAGAACGGCAAAGGGCAGCGCGTGAAAGGGTATCTTTTTCTCACCCTCGCCTTGCTTGGGGTCATTGGGGTGGGGTGGCGGCAGATCACCCGGCTTGTAATCGGGATTGCCCCAATTTTCTTGCTCCTCGGCGGTCAGTTTGCCGAGGGTACTGGCCGGGCGTTTTTTCGCACAATCACCGGGTCGGCAATCACAATTTTCTGTGCATTCAAAATCACGAGTGTCCAAATAGCCGCATGTGGTCATTGCGCCCTCCATTTTCCGTTTTTCAGGGTGATGTTGGCGCGCTTGCGGTTGCCATAGGTGAGGGTCAGGGTGTGCGACCAGCTTGACGGGCCGCGCGTGTAACCCATGCGCAGCACGCTCATGGTGCCCATCTGGTAACAGCCATGCACGATACCTGCCGAGTGACTGTGCCCGATGTTGGTTTTCTCACCGGTGCGGCTGATATTGGCCGCCGAGCCGCGTGCGCCATTCGGACCCAAATCGCCATGCTGATCATGCCGGATGCCAGCGATCTCAAGCCGCTCATCACGCGCCAGAAAGGCCACATCATCGGCAAGCCCGGCCTTTTTCAGCGCCCACTCCACCAGATCAAAGTCAGCATCATGGCGCTTGAGTGCGGCCACCTTTTGGCCAGCGGCCTCAAGGTAGAATGAGGCATTTACCGGGTCGCGGCGAAAATCGGCCTCGGTCACCCATCGGTCAAAGTGCTCATCATGGTTGGCCTTGACCACATAGGTTTTCGTGCCCGGGCGCAGCAAGGTGCCCAAGATGGCCGCCGTGGCCTCAACCTCACCCTCAACCGATTCCGCGCGGTTGTAGTGGGCCGCAATCAGGTCAAAAACACTGTTGTGATGCGAGCGCCGCCCAAAATTGAGCACATCATGCAGCACCTGCACTTGCGGCTTGAGCACGTCAACCATGCCGCCCTCACCCCAAACCGTTTGATGTGCCACCGGGTCAATTTCGGTGCCGTGAATATCGCCCGGGGTCAGCACCTCAACGGCACCGGGGCCAACCACGCCTCCAGACACGCGCAAATCAAGGTCATGGATGGTGCCGAGGGTGTCGGCATTCAGTTGGCGCACAAACCAATCGCCAGCCGCGTCAACCTCGGCGATCAGGGCGGCATAGGCGTGGTGAAACTCGGCCTTTTGACCGGCCTTGCGCTTGATGTATCGCTTGAGCGTGACCGCGCCGGTGGTGTAGAGCATCTTGGCATCAATGTCGGGCGCGGTGGCTACTGATTTTTGCGCGATTTGCGGGTGCGCAAAAATGCAGCTTGTGGCACCGGCAAAACTATCAAGGCCGGAAAGCGGGCTTGTGGCCGTGGGGATGATATTCATATCACCCACCCACAAAAGCCCCGGCGCGATCTCAACCCGATCTTGGCAGAAATACGGCTCAAGCGCCGCGTCATACCAAAGGCTATTATCAACGTCACCTTTGCCCGTGGCCTCTTGGCCAATTTGCTGCGCGGTGTGGTTGTACCGGATGCGCCCCACCATGATCTCGGCACCGTAGTGGTTGGCGAGCGCCTTGATGTTTTCCCACAACTCGGGGTGGATGTTGGTGTTGCTTTGGGCGGCGGTGAGGATGTAGCGGGCCACGCCCTTTTCGGGCACCGCAAGGGCGTGGGCTTGGCTGGCCACAATCTCACCATGGGGCGTGATGCCCCACCCGTCAGCCTTGCGTAGACGGCGCATCAGGGCCGAGCGGGTGATGCCAAGGCCAGCGGCGGCCTTGCGGGTGGAGCCATGCGCATCATAGGCCAACACAGCCTCGCTTGCCTCGGCGGGGGTGATGGGGGCCGTGCGGTTCTTATTTGTCTTGGGTTTTGCCATCGGCTACGGCCTCCTTGATCTCTTGAATGTTTGCCGCCACATCGGCGGGCGGGTCGGCCTCAAGGGTTTCCTTGATCTCCTCAACATTCGCCGCGATCTCGCGCAGCGTTGCGGCCTTGATTTTCAAGTCCAGCCATTTGTTGCGAATGGTCAGCACCAGCAAAATGAAACCCATGGCAGCCACCACCGCCTTGTAGGCGGGGTCCAGCAATGTGAGCCAAAAGGGCGAAGTGAGGCCGAGCGCGCCCGCAACGGCAGATGCGCCATTACTGGTCATAGGGCGAAACCCCGCGCGGCGCTCGGGCGCATCGGCGCGGGGTGTAGGTGCGCAATTGCATTTGCGATCTCCGATAAAAAGAGGCCCGGGTGTTGTGCCCGGGCCTTGGTGTCGATTTTGGTAGCGGGGCGCGCGGTCTGCCGCGCTACTCAAGGGTTTGAATGGCGAAAATCATATCGCCCCGGCTAACCCGGTCCTTTCCGCCATCGTGGTCGGCCTCAAATCCATCGGGGTTGATCTCCCAACAGGTGCCGTCCAGATCGGCAGGGGTCGCCGTGATGGCGGCGCTGATCAAGCCCGCCACCGCGTGAATATCGGCGGCGGCGGTTTCGTCTTTGTCGGCCTCGGTTTCAATCGTGACCTCAAGCTGACCCTCACGCCAATGCCGCTCATCACCCATGCCCACCCTTTCGGATGAGGTGTAGGTGACGGCCACCCGAAAGGCGGGCAGCTTTTTCTCGGGCGTTGGGTGGGGGTCACCGGTAGAGTCGCGCCACGTTGGGAAGGCGGCGGCGAGCCGCGATTGGGCTGCCGCGATTACTGCGTTGCTCATGGGCGCTCCTAGCTGATTTGAAGTGTTGACCACGCACCGGGGCCGTAGGTTTGCGAAACCTGCGCCACCCGCAACGTGTAGGGGGCCGAAACCCCATCCGCCGAGGCCATGGCGGCGGTGTAGGTGAAGGCCGGGCTTGTCACCTCAACCTCACGCTCAACGGTGCCGCCCTGCACAACCTCAACGGCATAGCGCTCGCTCGCCTCGCCCAAGGGCACGTCCTCAATGCCATCGCGCCAATCGGCCTCGCCATCGGTGCGCGTGCGGCGCACCCATGTCAGGCTCACATCGCCCCCGGCTTGGGTTGTGCGTAGATGGCACGGCGCATAAGGCCGCCTGCCAACCGCGTTGCCGGTGTGCGCGCGCACCGAATGGGTGCTCACGTCACTTGATGTGCCGCCGAAGCGATAGAAGAACGGCAAGCCAACCTCGGCCTCCTCAAGCCCCACGGGTTGCAGGGCGGTGTTGAGCACCACAGCGCTTGCCCCGGGCGGCAGATCGGCGGCACCGATCACCGCATCCGTGCCCAACCGACCCCGCAAGAGGCCGGAAAGGTGCCAAGTGTTTTGACCCACAAGCTGCGCATCACGATACTGGATGATCTCCCACCCATCAGCGTGCTCAATGGCCATGGCATTCAGGCCGCCGAGCACGTCAATTTCGGGGCGTGACACAAGCGTGCCCGAGAACATCTTAACCGTAACCCCGCCCCCTGACCATAAGGCCGGACTGCCGGGCGCAAGGGCGGTTTGCGTCTCACCGATACTTGAGCGCACCGGAGCCTCGCCGGTATCGACAAAGCCGGTATCACCATCGGTTGACTGCGCGAAAACCACGCTGCCCGGCCATGGGTTAGAGTGAAACGCGACCAGCGAATCCCACTCATCGGCAATACTGCCCGGCAAAGGCGGCAGATCAAGAAACCGCGCCAGAACGGCGGTAGAGCCGCGCACACCAAGCGCCGTTGCGGGCCGGAACACGCCACCGGTGGCCGCAAAGCCGCCGTAATTGAATGAGCGCGCCTCAACCGCCTTGTCGGCACCGTCTATGACCCGCTCCACGATCATGGGCCGGGCTTTGGTGTTGCCGATCATCACCGGAATGATAACGCCCGGGCGCACATGCGTGGCCGAGCGCGGCAAGCGAAAGGTCAGGCTTTCCCGGCCATCGGAGGCACTGCGCAAAAGCCGCTCGGCGGCGGCGGTGCCCCGGTCAAAGTCCAGAATGAGTTGCAGGCTTGCCGTGGCAACCCCTTCCTCCTGACCCGCGCCGATGATGGCACGGGTGCTGACCTCCTCATAATCGCCAAGGCCGTCATAGAAGCGCATCACCGCCGTGGCGGTCACGTCCTCAATGGCCGAGCGCTTAGCCGCGAAAGGCGAGCCATCCTCAACGTCAACCATGTAAGCCTCGGGCGTATCGGCCACTGTCAGGGCCGAGGCTCGGGTTTCAACCACAAGCTGGCCGTCACGCTCATGCGCTTGCAGGCCAAGGCCGATCTCAAGCGGTTGCAGGTAATCCCTGAAACCGATGGGCGCGGCGGCTGGATAGCCATCGGCCTGCCCATAGCAGGCCACCACATCAAAATCAGCGGCGGTGAGGCCGTGATGGGTGGAAAGCCTGCGCGTGATAACCTCGGCGGCGGGTGCGGCACCCGCCCGCCCATTCAGCCAGTGGCCAAGATACCAATCCGGGCCATCGGCCCAAATGCCGGTCTGGCGCGGAAACTCGGGCCATGGCCGGGCATCCCAACACCAGATTTGCACGTTGTCCACGTCAACAGCATCGCTGCCGTTGTCGCGCCACCACTCAAGTGACGCGCGCAGGAATTGGCGCTGCATAAAATCATCGCGGATGCCGCTTGAGAAATGCGGCAAGGCACCCTCGGAGGAGTCCTGCGATGAAAAGACGTTCGGTTGATTGGCCCCAAAGTCAACGGCAGGACAACCCAATTCGGTAAACCAAACCGGCTTGCTGGCCGCCACCCACGATGTGGCCGAGGCTTGGCGGGTGCCACCTATGCGCTCATGGTGCGCGTTGGCGCGCCAATCGCGGATGGCTTTCTGCCGGTAAACCCACGGCTCACCATGAGCGATATCGGCGATGGGCGTGCGGATCTGCGCATCCCGATCAGACGCGCTCGCATAGAACCAATCCCAATACTCACCGCCCTCAATGTTACCCTTGAGATAGTCAAGGGAATAAGGCGAGGTATGGCCAGCCTCATTGTCAAAATCGGCATGATCGGGGCCGGTGCGCCAATCGGAAAGCGGCAGATAGTTGTCAATACCCACAAAGTCGATATTGGCATCCGCCCAAAGCGGGTCCATGTGAAACCGCAAATCGCCACCGTCTTGGTGCGAATGGTATTCAGACCAATCCGCAGCATAGCTGATCTTGGCGGTCGGCAGCACCGTGCGCACATCGGCGGCAAGGCCCTTGAGGGCCTGCACAAAGGGATATGTGCCGGGCGCATCGGGCACCATGCTCAAGCCGCGCATTTCAGACCCGATCAGAAAGCCGTCGACGCCACCGGCAGCCTGCGCCAGATGGGCAAGGTGCAGGATAAAGCGCTTGAAACGAAACTCATTCGGGCCGCTATAGGTCACCACATCATCGGTCACCGAAAAATCGGTCGGATTTGCGGTGCCCATGAATGCCGAAACCTCGCTGGTGACCCCCTCGCCATCGGTGGGGGTGATGCGGCCACGCCACGGGAATGCGCCCTGCACACCGGACCCCGAGGGGTCAGGCAATGCCTGATCATCGGTAATGTCCATCATTATGAACGGGTAAAGCAGCACGCGCTTGCCGCGCGCGCGCAGGTCACGGATGGCCTCAATCACGGAAATATCGGCGGGGGCCGAGCCGAAAGACGGGCGGCCATCCTCATCGCTTGAGACAAGGTTGGCAGTGTTGATATCAAGGCCGCTGGACGTCCACGCCACAGATGTTTGCTTGTCACGGCGCTCAACGCGCGGCTCAATCTCGCAAAGCCCGGCGCGCAGATCGGTGCCAAACCATGCCACCACAAGGCTCACGGTGTCTGCGTTCGGCAAGAGCGCGTCCATCTGATCAAGGGAAACCTCCCAATCGGAAACACCGGCATAGCGGGCGGCATTATCACCCTCTTGATAGGTGACCTCACCCGAGCCACCGGCGCGGTCCTCACGGTTGACCACGCGGGGCAGATACCCCCACTCGGTTGAGCCGGGGATGAGGCACACGCCAGAAACCAGTTGCTCCATTTCGCCCGATTGCCCCCACACCTCGCATTTGACTTGCGGCGGCTGATTGCCGTAATCGGCCAGCGGCAAATCCTCAAATACGATGTAGGCGGTGCCACGATAGGCGGGCGCGCCACCCTCAACCGCCTCAATCAGCGGGTCGGGCATCTGATCCTCGGAGCCGGTATAAAAGCGCACGCGGCCATCGGCGATCAGGTCGCTCAAATCGGCCAACTTTTCATTGAGCCATATCCGCCCGAGGTGTGCCATTGGGCCAGCGCCGAGCGAAACCGCAAAGGAGGCCGAGTAGTCATAGATGGTGGTTTTGACCTTTTGCTTTTTCTTGCCGCTACCGACCTTTTCGGTTTCAACCCGGGATGTCTCTTTCAGCTTTGTGGCCCAAATGACCTCACCGGCCACGGCCATGCGCCCGGCGATCTCGGGCAGGGCTGCGCCCTCGCGGCTGGTCAGTACGTCCAGATTTTCAAGGCGCGGGCCTTCACGGCGGGTGCCGCCGCTCAATGCGTTGATCAGCGCGCCATCAATGGAGCGGCCAATGGTGGCCCCCACGGCCTGACCGATGGCGGCAGCGCTCACCCCAAGAAGGGTGCCGCCGATGGAGCCGCCAATAGCTTGGCCGAGGGCTGCAAATGCGATGGTTGCCATGATGGGTCACCCTACGGTTTCAATGTGATTGTAAATCGGCTCAAGCGCCGCCAAGGCGGCAGCGCGTGAGGGGTAAAGCGGGGTTGTGGCCAGCATGGTGCCGGTCAGCATGTGATTGATGGCCGCCAGATGCCCGGTGGCATCTGAAAAGATGATGGCAATGCAATCATCAGCGGTGAGGGTGTCAGGGCCTCGGGCGCAATCCGGCGCGGCGGGCAGAGTCCAGGCACTTGTGATCTCGCGCCCGTAAAGCCCCTGCGTTTCCTTCACGCCGCCGGTTTCCCATGCGTGAATGATGCCGCCGGGGGTCAGGATGGCCACATGGGCCGCGCGGGTTTTGCCCACCCGGTATGTCACGATATCGCCGGGGCCTGCCGCCGTCATGGGCACCGGCACCACATGGGCGGCAAGGCCACCCAAGATCGGCTCGCCACCCGCCGTGGCCCAATCGCTGCGCCATGGCGGTGCCGCCACGCGCGCGCCGGTCAGTTCAGCATTCAGGCCACGGATGAGGCCGATGCAATCGGCACCAGCGCCGCGCAGATCACCGCGCGGCACAAATGGGGTGCCAATCCATGCCCGGGCATGGGCCAAGATCAGCGCAGGGTTGACGGTTTCACGCAAAGCGGCTGCCTCCGGTCTGATCGGGGTCACCCTCGGTGCCGCGCTCGGTCAGAAACGCATCGCCCGGCATGTGGGGAAAGCCGCGAAAGTTGATCAGGTTGTCAAACCGCGCGCGGCAGGTGGCCGCCGTGCGGTTGCAGCCCGCCGTCACTGTCAGTGTATCACCCACCTCAATCTCACGGGCGGGGTTGCGCCAAAGCGAAAGGGTGGTTTCGGTGCCTGACCGCGATGAAACCCGCACGTCGACGCTGCCACCCTGATTGGGGCCGCCGGTCCATTCGATGATACCGCGATCAAAGTAACCGGTTTCAAAGCCGTCAAGGCCGCTCACCACCACCTCAAGGCGGTTGCTGCGCACAACGGTGCCCAGACCTTGCCAGTTGGTCAGGTCGACGCGGCACCGGCCATCGCCGAGGCGGCGGGCATCACAAAGGGTGGTGTGGACGCGCCCCTCGGCCCGGTCAATTGAGGCGGCAAGGGAGCGCAACTCGGCCCGAAAACCCAAGCCGCCACGTTCAACCTCGCCGATGGTGTAGCGGCCCAACAGCTTGCGCACCGCCGTATCGGCCCAATTCACATCCCACACCTCAACCGCAGCACCGTCATAGACCCCGGCGGCAACATCGGCCTCGGTAATCGCATCATCAGACAGGGCACCGCTGGCCTCCATCTCATCGGGGGCGAGGCCGAGTTTGGTGGATGCCTCGGTCGCGGTCAGGGCTGCCCCGGCCAGATGGGTGAGGCCGTCAAATTCAACGTCCTCATCGTGATCGGTAAAGCCCATCAGCGTGCCATCGGCGCGGGTCAGGCGAAAGCAACGGCAAAGCATCGTGCTGCCGGTTTCCAGTGCATCATTGTAAGCTGTCATGCAGGTGCCTTTCAGGTGCCGCCATCAAGGCGCTTTTCAATCAGGGTGATATCGGGGGCGAGGCCCGAGCCACCGCCCTCCTTGAAATACGCCCACTCAACCGAAAGGGTGGATTGGGCAAAGCGCACCGGCACATCAAACGTGAACCCGGCGGTGAGAATGGCCGAGGCGGCGGGCGGGCTGTCAAAGGTGACGGTGCCGCCGGTGGGCGACACGCTCCACCCCGAGGCCACCTCGGCCCCGTCAACGGCGATGCGCAGGGTGCCCACATGGGGCAAGGCAATCGGGCGCAGGTAGGGGTTCACCGCGCCATAGCGCTTGACCAGTTGAAACTCGGTTTGCGCGCCATCGCCGGTGCCTAGCGGCTGATCGGTGGGCGTGATCGGGGCCTTTTCACCGGCGCTGGTGCGCCAATCCAGCCAATCCCGAAACCGAAAAGAATTGGCGCGGCCCCGCACTTCCTCGAAAATCTCAACCACCTTGGTCAGATCATCGCCCGAGCGCAGGCCAAGCCCCGCATTCCATGAGCGGCGGGCATGAACCCATCGCTGATTGGTTTCCTCATGGCCGCTGGATAGCAGCACAACCTCATCGCGCCGCTCAAGCATCCCTTGGCAGCCCTGCGCGATATCGCGCGGAAACTCTATGTCCAGATGCGCCATGCGCGACTCCTTTAAAAAATGGGCGGGTTACTGTCGATCTGAATGGGTATTGGCCGCCGGGCTTTCGCCCGGGCCGCAGGGTTTCAGGTGCCCGCCCGCTACTACAAACCCTTTTTCGCATCAGGGCGGCGCTGGTGGCCGCCCTGATCTCTTACGCCGCCCGATCAGCGGCAGACAGTGCCCGGCGCATCTGCCCGGCAATCTGCGCTTGACTGCCCTTGAATGACGCAAGGTCTTGGGTCTGGATATAGACGTTGACCGCGCGGCCACCGCCATCACCCGGGCGGCGCACGCTGACCGTTTCCGCGTCAGATGTGCGCAGGACCGTCATGTTGCGGTCAATCCCGGCCTTGCCGCTGATTGACACATCGCCGCCGGTATCAAGGCCGAGGATGTTGCCCACCCAATTGCCCATACCGCCAAGCAATCCACCCAAGAGGCCGCCACCGCCACCTGCGCCACCGCCGCCGCCGATACCGGCGGAAAGGTCAAAATACTGTTCAAGGTTGTCAAACAGCTTGTCCCAGACCGGCGAAAAGGCCAGATCAAACACGCGATCCGCGATGGTGGAAAACACATTGGTGAATGTGTCACTCAATGATTGCCCCTCAAAAAGCAGGGCTTTCATGTTGCTCTTGATGGCATCCCAACCGGGCGAATTGCCAGCCTCCTCGGCTGCCGCATCCATCTCTTTCAGCGCACCGGTAACACCGCCGCCCGAACCGGTTGCGCTGCCCGAGCCGCCGGTGCCGGAAATAGCCGTTTTCAACCGCTCGGCAGTCTCAATCGGCACCGCAAGCCCATCGCCAAAGGTGACCACGCCACCCTCGGCGCTTTCAATCGCAGCCTCAAGCATTGTGATGTTTTCGGTGATCTGCGCAATATCGGCGGCTTGCTCATCCGAAAAGATCGGGTCGCTCACCCCGTTGGCGGTCACCCGGCCCTCAAAATCGGCCTGCGCGCGCGGGTCGAAAAAGTCAGACCCATCCGGCGTAGGGTTGCCGTAGGCGTCAACCGCGCGGCCTGAACGGGTGGCGGCGTCAATATCGCCCACATAGATATCGGGCACGGACATTGCACCCACACCGACCCGGCCAGCGGCCTCAAGGTCAAGCGCGCGCTTTTCCTCATATATGGCCTGCACATTGGCAAGGCGCGCCTTGGCCTCGGCCAGCTTTTGTTGCGCCGCCGATTTTGACATTGAAATGTCACCGGTGAGGATCTGTTGCAGGCTCGCCGATTGGGTCATTTCATCGCCAAGCGCTGCCGTCACAAGGTCAAGCGATTGCGTCACCCGGTCCTTTTCGGGCCATAGCAGCGCGGCAGCGGCGGTGAGGCCAGCGATGGCGAGCACCGCAAGGCCGAGCGGACCCATCAGCGCATTGACTGCGATGGCCATGAACCCGATGGCCGCCGTGACGGGCGGAATCGCCACGGCCAAGAGGCCGAGCATCACAACCGTTTTCTGGCCCTCGGGGGTTAGGCTTTGAAACCACCCCGTGACGCTTTCCAGCATCTCAATGATGGGTGGCAGGATTTCGATGATCACACCACCGACCACCTCTTTCACATCGCCCCATGTGTTGCGCCATGCGTCCAGAATGCCCAAACCGGCCTCACGGGCCGCCTTGGCCTGACCGCCATAGGCGCTTGCGATCTCCTCAAGAATGAGCCGCTGCGCCCCGGCAATATCGCCGGTTTTGGCAAGGTTCTTGATCACCTCGGCCTGCGCATCGCTGAATGTGATGCCTGCGCGACTCATCGCGCTCAAGCCTTTCACGGGATCATTGAGCGCCTTGCCGAGCATGATGGAGGCGCTTTGCAGGTCACCATCAAGCACCGTGGCCAGATCAAGGGCGGCAGTTTGCGCGCCCTCGAATACATCGCCGGTGATCTCCTTGAAGGTCAATAGCTGCGCGGTGACGCCATTCAGAATAGCCTCATCGCCAAAGCGGGTCAGCTTTTGCAGGGCGCTTGCCTGATTGTATAGCTGATCGGCGGTAAACCCGGCGGCCCCGCCGGTGGCACGCACGGCCTGCGCCACCTTGGCCTCGGCGCGCTCTTGCTCATCGTAAAGCCCGAGCACATCACGAAAGGCCAGCACAACAGCGCCCGAGGCAAGCGAGCCTGCCGCGCCGAAACGCACCATCTTTTGGCCAGCGCGGTCAATGCGCTGGCCAACCGTGGCACCAAGCCCATCGGTTTCGCGCAGGCGGCGATTGACCGATGAAAAGGCATTGCCGGTCTGGTCACGCGCCGTGATCTTGAAAAACAGGTCTTTGATGCCCATGGTTTAGCGCTCCTCTTTTGGCCGGTTTTCCCACTCAAGAAATGCGGCCATCGCGCGCAGTTCCTCAATCGGGCGGTCCAGCAATTCGCTTGGAAATTTTTTCAGACGAAAGGCGAGGCGGTAGATGAAATTCGCCTCGCCATTCGTCTTGATCAGTTTCCCAAATCCGCCTCGGATGAGAACGACATGATGGCCCGGGCGATCTGGCCCAGAATGCGGCCCGGCACTTGCTCGGTCAGCGCCTGCACCGTGGCCGCATCATCGTCAAACATGCGGCTGCCATCGGCATTCTTGGCCAGATAAATGACCGTGTAGAGCGTCACCTTGCCCTCATCGGTGGCCCCGGCGCGCTTGCGGATCATCTGGCCCTCGGCATTGGTGGGCGGGTCATAGTGAATGACCAGCGGCTTGCCATCGGCCTTGCTCACGCCGGGCACCTCGAAAGTCTGCCCGCGCAGCTTTTCATAGTGCCCGGTCAGGGTTGAAAGTGCATCGCTCATGCTGCCGTACCTTTCACCAGTGCGCCTTGGTTGCGGAAGTTGATGTTGAGGTTGGGGATGCCATCCTTGGCGCTGCCGCGCGCCAGACCGGTCACGATCACCGCGCCCGAGAAATAGCCCGAGCCTGTTGTTTCACCGCCGGGGTAAAGTTCCACCTGCACCTCATCGCCGATTTCGATATCATCGGAGGCATCGGCGAAGTCCAGATAGACCTCAACGGAGCCTGACCAGCGCTTGATTGTGGTAAAGGTGTTTTCGTATTCATCACCCATACCCCAACCGGAAACCGTGTCGGATTGTTCGTCCACGTTCCAGTTTTGCACAGCGCCGAGCGCTGCCGCAGGCGTGCCGAATTTGACAACACCATCCTTGCCCTTGAGCATATCAGTTCCTTTCAAGAATGAGACGGATCAAGCCTGATCCATCGGGTTGCGGATCGGCCACGCGCAGGGTTGTGCCTGCCGGGTAATCCGCGTGGTTGCGTGTGAGGGTGATCAGATCACCCCCCTCGGGGGTGATTGGCAGCGATGCCTCGCCGATGGCGAGCACCGGGGCGGTGCTGGCCACGCCCTGCGCGATCAGCGCATAGGCGGCGGTGAAGATGCCGTTGGCGGAAACCGCCGCTTGGCCGGGTCGCTGGTAGGTGATCTCCTCGCCAAAATCATCGGGGTTGGTGAATACCGCCCAATCATCTGCCGACTCGATCATTTGCCGCCTTTGCCCTTGGCGTCACCCAACGCCAGCGGGGGCTTGCCGGTTTGCGTCTCGGCGCGGTTGACCGGGGCCTCCTCGCCGGGGAAGGCCGCGCGGCCCTTGGCCACCAGCCGTTCAAGGCGCGTGGCCCCCACAGTTGCCTCGGCGATATCGCCGCCGGGCTTGATCACCTTGCCGCCCGCCTTTACGGGGTGCAGGGCCTTAGCTGATTTCGTCATTGTCGCCTCCGTGATATTCACCCACCGCAGCCTCGCCCGCATCAATGAGGGCTTGCGCGATGGCATTGACGTTGAAGCCGTCGACCCGGTTGGCCACCAGATAGACCGCCAAGGCAGTCAGGAATGCGCCAATCGTGGCCACGATGGCCGGGGATGTTGCCGTGGCCAGCGGCGTGAATTGTGCAAAGGCGGTCAGAAAGCCAACCACCAGCGCCGCCCACGCTTTCGCGTAGCGCGTCAGAATGAGCATCATGTGCCCCTTTCGGTATTCGGGAAGAATAACGGCACCCCGATCAGGGGTGCCGTATGGGTGTGCCGCCCTTAGCTAAGGACGGTGTCGGGCTTGCCCATCGCAAAGGATTCCGCGTTGCGCAGGGCGGTGTCGATATCGGCGAACACCCGCAGCACCTTGCCATCGCTGGCCGCCTTGGTGGAGGTGTCGACGCGCAGATCCAGACCAGACCACATACCGATGATCAGATCAGACCAGTTGCCAAAGAACACCTCGCCGGTGTCCACCTGATTGGTGCGCACCCGCTGGTAGCCGTTGACCATACCGGCCTTTTCTACCTCAAGGCGGCGGCCATCGCCATCTTTCAGCTTTTTCAGGTGGCCCGAGGTGTGCGCCGAATAGATGTAGGCCATGCTTTCAACGTCGGCATTCGCCACCGCCACGGCGGTTTCAAGGTCGATCATCTCGTCCTCGCTCGGGAATGCCTCGCTGCCCGCCCAATCGGTGGCCGCGCCAAAGATGCGATCCCGCACGCCATCTGGCGCATCGGCAGATGCGTGGCCGACCAGTGCCGTCTTGTCCAGCCCGAGCGCCATACCTTTCAGCAGATCATCACGCACCAGCGCCTCAATATCGGGGCTGCCCTGTTGCGCCATGCGCCGCGTGAACGGGATGGCCATACCGGCGGAATGCGGCGTCATGCTCACCAGACCAAAGCTGGCCTCGGTATCGGTCGGCTCGCCATCCTCACCAAACCAGTAGAAGGTACCGCCGCCGGTCTGTTTCGGAATGTCGACGTTGCCCTGCAAACCCTGCAACAGACGCACGCCCACACCGCTCAACGCCATGCGGTTGCGCAGCAAGTCGATGAAAGAGCCGCCCCGGTAGTCCTGCGCCACCAGAACACCACCCTGCGAAGGCGTGCCGGTATTCTGCGAGCGGGTGAAGTTGCGGTCCATCAGCACATCGGCGGGAATGAAAACACCCTCGGCCTCACGGTTGATGGCATCGCCCACCGCACGGCTGGCCTCGATCTCGAAGGCCGCCGCCTTGCGCGTGCGGTCATTCGGGTTCATCAGGAAGCGCACAGCGTTGGTGATGGAGTAGGCTTGCGTTTCGCGCTCTGAAAGGCCGATGCGCGTTGCACCTGCGCGGGTTTCCTGCACCTCATCGCTGGAAATGTGATCCATCACCGACTCGCGGAAGGAGTCGACGCTGGTGCCTTTTTCCAAAGCCGCGCGCACGGCGGTTTCGGGCATCTCGAATTTCTCGCCGATGGCGATGATCTCGGATGAGCGGCGGCGCTCGGCGGTGAGGGCATCGGTGATAGATTGGCCGCTGTCGCCCCGGGTTTCGGGTGCCGGGTTGGCGGGTGCGGCAGGGGTTGCAGGTGCAGGGTTGGCGGGGGTGTTCTTGTCGTCTTTGGCCATGAGGGCCTCCTTTTCAGAAACAGTGATTTTTGCCGTGGTCTGGCCATCCGCCCGCCCGTATCCAACGGTTGGGTCGGCAGGAATTGCCACGAATGAGATTTCCTTGGGCACCCACCGGGTAACCCTCACCACCGGATGCCCGTCCTCATCGGGCTGCCGGTCAGCACCTGCGATGGCGTATCCAACGCTCACGCAAGTCACATCGCCCGAGCGCACGCGCTCAAGCACCTCGCTGGCCGCCGGGGTGTCGGAAAAGCGTACCACCGCCTTGCCTCGCCCAGCCTCCAGCCAAGCCCGCACCACAACGCCAATCTTGGCGTCCAGCACGGGCATGTGATCTTTCAACAGCGGGGCAGCGCCGGAATTGAGGCGGGTAAAATCCACCTCACCATCGGCGTGCCCGAGCACTTCCCAAAAGTCCTCATCGCGGTCCCAATCGTGCCGCATGTAGGGGCTTTCGCTTGAGAATGAGATTTGCACCTCTCTGGAATCAGAAGGGGCACCATCCGGTGCCCCTGCAATCTCACCCATGCGATGGGCGAAAGCTGGAATTTGCAACGTCATTTTGCCTCCTTTGGTGGCGGTTCAGAATCGCCGGGCACCCCATCATCGGGCAGGGCCATCCAATCGGGCACCGGCAGGCTGCGCTCCTCGAATGCCGCGCGATCTGCCGCGCGCTCATCAAGCACATCCTCAAGCGACCGGCCCCGGTCGGCGATTATTTCAGTGAGCGATTTTGCCCCGCTGGCCAGATCATTGGCATTCGCGGTTGCATCGTCTTTCGGGTTAACCGATTGCCAGCCGCGTGGCCGCCAGATCGGTGCCATAAACTTGTCCAGCTTGGCGATGGGCAGGCGCAGGCGGCCAGACAGAATTGCCACCGGCAACCATCGGGCAAAAACCTGATCATGCAGGCCCTCAAAAACCGCGCGTTGCAGCATCCGCCACTCATCACGCTCCTCACCCTTGCCTGCGCGCAGACTTGAGAAATTGGCGCGTGACAGATCGGCGGTCAGTGTCTCATAGGCAACGCCAAGCCCGGCGGCTTGGCTGGTGCCCATGTAGCGCATGAACGGCTCAACGGCAGCATCGGGATAGTGCGGGTTGCTATAGTTCGCCTTCACACCGGGCGGCAGCATCGCCAGCGTGCCCGCTTCAATTTCATCAATCGGCACGTTGGCATCGGCAGGGGTGCCGCCAAGCTGGCCGGATGAATTTTCCTGCTCGAAAAACACCATTTGCGCGGCACCGTAGTTGGCGGCGGCCATCGCGGACTCTTGGTATTTCTCGCTCATATTCATCAGTCGCAGGGCAGTTGCCGAGCGCGGAATGCCGAGCGCTTGGCCGATTTCCTCGGGCACAAGAACATAAATCATCTGGCGTTGCGGCACCCTGATCCGGCGGCGCGGCACATTGCGGTGCCCGTCAGATTGTGGCACCGACCAGATATGATAGGCGAGCACGCGGCCATCGGCGTCAAATTCAATGCCGGATTCGACGTAAGCGCCGCCCGGCAGGGGGTGGGTCAGATCAAGGTCCAGCAAGTCAAACGGGATCGGCTCAACCTGAATGCCATAAGGGCCTCGGCCCCGGCCTTCATAGATACGCATGAACGCACCGCCCTCACGGGCAATCGCGGTGGCCATCTGGCACTCAATGCCCCACCAGCTAAGGCGGCCACAGATGGACGGGCTGCCCATCTTGCCCCATTTTGCCCAACCGTCTTGAATGTTGGTGTTGGCAACGCGGTCCTTTTGGCCGCCGGGGTCGCGCACGTTCATCTGCAAACGGATGCCGTTGGGGCCGATCACATGGCGGCGGAAAAGCATCTCATAGCTGCGCTGCGTATCGAAGTTTTGCGCGGCATGACGTGAGTGATTGACCAGCCCTCGAATTTCGCGGCGGGTTTCATCGCGCGTGGTGGGGCCGAAAAAACTGAAACCCGAGGCCAGACGGTCAGGGTATGCAGCCCGAAAGGAGCGCTTGTGCAACGCCGGTTCGCGGCGGTGAGGTGTGGCGGGTTCGGGCGTTTTGCTCGCCCGTGAAAAAGGCCATTTCAAATCTTGACCCTCCGATACTGGAATGGTGAGGCGTTCGGGTTGCGCTCGGCGGCAACCTTGCGCTCATAGACCGCCTGCAATCTCAACAGATCGGGCAGCGGCGTGCGGGTAATGCTGCGCCCCTCAATCGAATAGGCGTCCGCATCCTTGGTGGCGCGGCCCTCAATCGTGGCCGTGATGGCCTCAAGGATGCGCTCGGCGGCACTGCGCAGACTGCCGGTCGCGGTGGCCGGGTCCGGTGCTACGGTCAGGCGGCCCGAGGCCACCCAAGCGCGCTCATCGCCGCCATCCTCATAGGCCAGCGCCGTCCATTCGTATGGCCCCGGCTCGGCGGGTGCCGTGGTGGCGCTGCCGAGGGTCAGGTTGTAGCAATCAGCCGCCGCAACCGCCTGAATTGTGATGGCAACGCCGCCACCCACCGGACGCAGAATATAGCGCAGCGTCCAGTAGGGCGGCGGGTGTGATGCAAAGGCGCTCGCATCAGACCAAGCCCATGTATCGCCCGCCACCAACGTGGCGGGAATGCCTGAATTGTCCGTCATGTTGGTGGCCTCGCTTGGGTTTTCAGAATGGGATTTCGTCGTCAAGATCACGGCTGCCGCCGCCCTGATCGGAGCCGCCATAGCCGCCGCCCTGACCATCAGGCCCGGGGCCGGGGTCGCCGCCACTGCCGCCGCGCGCATCGCCCAGCATCTCAAGCGTGCCCTCAAAACCGGCCACCACAATCTCGGTAGTGTAGCGATCCTGCCCGCTCTGGTCTTGCCATTTGCGGGTTTGCAGCCGCCCGGCAATATAGACCTTGGAGCCTTTTTTCAGGTAGCGCTCGGCCACCCCGGCCAACCCCTCGGCGGTAATCGCAACGCGGTGCCATTCGGTGCGCTCTTGCGTCTCACCCGAATTGCGATCTTTCCACTTGCGTGTCGTGGCAACCGAAAGATTTGCAACCTTGCCGCCATTGGCAAAGCTGCGCACGTCAGGGTCAGCCCCAAGGTTTCCGATGATCTCTGCGCGATTAAGGGCCATTACCATTTCCTCTTGGGTTTCTTGACCGCCCATGTGCGGGCGGGCTTGTTTTCGGGTGGGGCAATCTCGCCCGTCTTTTCGGTGCCGTCCTCGGTCTGGTATTTGACCGCCATCATGTTGCCCGCGCCGGGGGTTGCCCAAGCGGGTGGGTATTCCCAATTGATGGCCTCGGCCTCCAGAACGATCACGAGCGAAAGGCCATAGACCGAAAGGTCCAGCGCCTCATTTCGCTCAACGCCGGGTCGCTTTTTCCAGCCCTTGTCGGTGCGCCGCTCGGCGCAGTATTCCTCAAACACCTCATGCGGTGCATAGCGCGGCAGGTGCAGCTTGCGCTCACCTGCATCCTCACGCATGAGCGAGGCCGTGATTTCATCTTTCAACCGGTCAGTGCCCGCAAAGATGTTGGGCACATCGCGCGCCGTGGCATCCTTGCCGGTGTGCGATTTCTCGGGGTGCCTAAGCACAGCGCGGGGGCGGCGTTCGCCACCCTCACCCTGCACCAGATAGAACCGGTTGCGATGGGCCACCCGGCACTTGCGGTAGAAGTCACGGGCGCGCGGGGTCACCCCCGGCTGCCCTCGCAAATCGCACACGATGCCCAGCACCTTGAGGCCGTGCTGCGCGCCGTCGACGGGGTAAACCTTATCCATCAACGGCAGCAAGGCATCCCAATCCTCGCCGTACCTTTCGGGGCTGATTGCCCGGCCTTCATGGCGGGGCGCAGTTGCGGGCGGGTTCACAATATCGAAGCGGTCAATCAGAACCCGCTCAAGGTTTGGCAGATACGCCTCAACCTGACCGACAAACTTGCCCTTTTGAACGTCAATGGCGGCGATGAGGAATGCGGTGCCAGCCGGGGCCACGTTCCATGTGTGATCGGTCTGCATTTCCTTGAGCGCCTCCAGCGAAAGCGACTCCGATGTTGACCGTGCGCGCGGCATGTAGGGCAGTCCCAACTCAACATTGGTGACCGATTTCAGGGTGCCCTCGCCACCGGTCTTTTGAAACTCATGCTCGGCCTCAATGAAACGGCTCACGATGCGTGACCAAGGGGCCAGCGCTGCCGCCGGGGCGGGCAACCAGTAAGAAGCGGTCGCCACATCTCGGGTCAGATCGGCCAACGGCACCAGCGCGCCATCCGTGTCCTCATGCAGCCAGCGGGCCGTCATATTCAGATCGGCCTTTTGCTTGGCCTCAATGAAGCAACCATTGCCCGATGGGCAAAGCATGTATGCGGCGGCCCCGCGCTCGGCGGCGGTGCCCTCCTTTGGCCATTCCAGCCGCTCAAACCTCGGCTCAAATTCGTGGGCGCATTCGGGGCACGTCCAGTAAAGGCGGCCACGGGTGCCGGTATTGTAGATCGGCACCACGCCACCACCGCAGGGCGGGGCCTCATGCGCGGTGGTGGGCGTCCAAGTCTCATCAATGATCGGAAAGCGCGGCGAGGATTCCACAATCGTCATGCCGCGCGACCCGGCATCCTCTGTGCGTTTGCGCATCAACGGAAACGCGCCGCCCTCACCCATGCCATCGGCATTGCTGCCAATATCAGCCTTGAATTTGTCATAGTCGGTGCCGATCACCAGTGCGAGCGAGCGCTGCGCCAGCTTGTCACCCACCGGCCAATCAATCGTCAGGCGCATGTTGCCCTTGAATTTCTTGGTGAAGATGTTGTCGCCACCCTTGCCGGGCGATAGTGCCGCGCGCAATTCGGGGGAATTTCTGATCAACTCATCAAGCGTGCCTTCTGACCACTCTTGCGCGGCCCCTTTGGTGGGGCTGAACACGGCCACAAATCTTGGCTGCGCCAATACCGCATGAGCAACGGGGCAAATCACCAAGCCCTCGGATTTCGATGATCGGGCAGGTCCAACAAAAGCGATGGAGTCAAACCGGCGCGATGTGGTCACATCCATCGGCTCAATCATGTAGGGGGCCACATCGTGGCGGTACGGCACCCAATGGCCGCCCGATTTGATGGAGCGGCGGGTGGCGGTTTCGCTTACCTTGACCCGGGCGAGCGGCTTGAGCGAGGGCAGCGCCTCACGAATGGCGTCCTCAACACCGGCGAAAGGCGGCAGCGGCTCAACGGCAAATAGCTTGTCATTCTGCGCTCCCATCGCCGATCACCTCAATCATTGCCCGGTGGGCGGCGGCCAGCGCATCATCGCAAGCCCGCTCGCACTTTTCCAGATCACGGCCCTCAAGGCCCAACTCACGCGCCAGCCGATCCGGCAGCGCGTCAAGCGCATCCCGAATGGCCGCGCCGTATTCTTCAAAGCCGGTCACCACATCATCGCGCCACATCAACTCGCCGCGTTGGCGGGCGGCGCTCATCCTGATCACCTCAAGCTCCATGTGCTTGCGCTGATCGGCGAGGCTCATCTTGCCATCAACCGCCGAGGCGGTCTGGCCGCCCAGCAGGTGCATGGCCAGTTGCGCGGCGGCAGCATCGCCCTGCGCCTTGGCGCTATCCTCATCGGCGCGCATCGCCTGCATCCATGCGAAGGCAACCGAAAGGCGAAACTGATAATTGCGGCCATTGGTGCCCGCCGTCTCATAGGGCAGCGGGTTGTCCGCGCGGCGCAGCCATGATGAAATGGTGGTGCCGGAAACTCCAAGCCCAACCTCAAGCTGCGTCTTGTTCACCAGCGCATCGGTTGCGCCATCTGGCAGCGGGTAGCGCTCCACCAGCGCCACCTCATCGGCGGTGAGGGTGCGCAGATCAGGTTCAAAATCGCTCATCGCCGCCCCCTCATGTGTGGCCGTTTCTCTTTTCCCCCTGCCGCCGAACAACAACCACAACCGAAAGCGCAAGCGCGCCGAGCCGGAAAAGTCACAAACCATCCATGCGCGCGAATTACCCATGGGCGTTTAGGCTGCAAAGAACCTATCGGGCATTTGCGATGGCTTTGGTGAGGGCGCGGTACAATGCGCCGGGCAACCGGGCCTCGGCAGTGCGGCGAGCGCCACGTTTGAAACCCAAGCGCGGCTTGTATTTGGCGATGGGTTCAAAGCTGGCCAGCAGCTTTAGCTTGCCACCACCTTTGCCCATGCGCTGATAGACGCCCGGTGCATCGGGCCGACCTTTCGGTGTGCCGGTGAAAACCGTGGGCTTGGCGATGGCACGCTTGAGCGCACCCTTGGGCATGTTGCCGTATTTGTTGAGCCGTTGCTTGACCGGCACCGCGATGGCCCGGCCCTTTGGTTTGCGGCTGCCGCCATCCTCGGCCCATTTCAGGTATTTGGCCTGAATGTCCTTGACGAATATCTTGCCGGTCAGTGTGCGCTTGTTGGCATATCGGATGCCAAAGGCTTTCATCGTGAATGGGGTTGGCCGATCTAACTGGCGCTTGAGCCGCTTTTCCGAATTGCGCTTGATATCCTTGAGCACGTCATTGATGGCCACGCTCACGGCATATGGCATCTGGCGGCGGGCCACATCATTCAGGCCGCGCGCCACCTCGTCCACATTGCTCTTGATGCCAAACTGCATATGCGGGCACCCCCTCAAATGACAACCGCCCCACGCCCGGGAGGGGAGGCGTAGGGCGGTATCTGGTGAATTTGAACATCGGCCCCGGGTCGCGGCGGGGGTTCACGGCGGTGCCCGGGGCCTTGGTCTGATCATCGGGGCCGCTTCATTCGGGGGCCGCGCGCAACAATCAGACCGTGCCCCCTTATACGCTTTCGGTACTCTACTCTTGCGCGATTGGCCAAACCACGTCCGGTGATTGCAGATAGCCGCAACAATGGGCCAAGATTTGGCTCACCTCGGCAATGGTGATGGTGCAGCGGGCCTGCGCCTGCGCGCTGGTGACCGGGCCACCCACCCGGCGCAGCACCTCACGCGGGCCAGCACCGTCAACCGCCACCCATGCGGCCACCTCACGATAGCTGGCACGATGGGCACCGGGGCCATGCGGGTCATTGGCGGCGCGCACAATCACCATCTCACGTTGATCAAGGGCGGCATTCATGCGGCTCAAAGCCTCGGCGCTGATCAGCTTGGCAAGGCTCGGGGAGCGTGAGCCTGCGCAGCCACCGCCACCGCCACCCTCACCGAAACCGCCGCCGCCACCCGATGCGCCCACCGATGCCAGCGCCTCGGCATAGTCGAGCATGGCGGCCTGACCGGCAGGGTTGAGCGCCTTGAGCACCGGCGGCATGGCGGTGCGCCAGACCCGGGCACGGCGGGTCACCTTGATCTCATCGCCGCGCTCGCCGCCCATCTCATATGCCTCAACGATATCGGCTTGCTCAAGATCGGGGGTGGCAAGGCGCACCATCTTGCCATCAACCATCGCGTGGGTATCCCACGGGCACATCGGCAGGCTGACCCCGTGCTTTGCGCTGGCCTTTTCGGTTGTCTTGGGTTTCGTCTTTTTCGCCATGGTCATTCTCCGGTCAGGTGGGTCAGGTGAGGGCGGTGAGGCCCGTTTCATTGTTTTGCCTTTTGGCAGTGCATATAAATTTTCTCATATGTGTATATTACCTCACCTTCCTCACCTCCCTCACCTGATATAATAAATTCAAAGGGTTAGAGATAGAAAGTAAGGTGAGCCAATGGTGAGGGAGGTGAGGCTTTCGCCAAAATTCCACCCGATTTTTCGCATCAGCATCTCGCTGCCGGACTACGGCAGCGCCCACATCAGCAAACCTGGGGTGCCCGGCTAGGGCACCCTCCACATAAACCCTCGCCCCATGACGGGTGCCCCGGGTGCCTTTTTCACCTTCCTCACCCGGGGCGCGGGGCGGGCAAAGGCGGCGGTGACCGGTGAGGTGGGCGCGCAGGGTGAGCATCAGAACGGCGGCTCCTCGGGGCGCGGGGCAGCCGGGGCCGTGGTGGGGCGATAGCCGGTGGCCCCCTCTACCAGATCGGCAGCATCGGCAGACCAGCGCAGCCCTTTCCAGTGTGACCGGCCCTGCACCGGGCCGCGCTCATACCCCTTTTCAACCATGATATCGCCCACGGTTTTCATCTGGTACATGGTGCGGCCCTCTTGCTCGCACCACGCCTCATGCACCTTGTAAAACTCGCTCACGCTCACGCGCCCGCTTGTCTCTTTTTCGGTCATGCCCTCAAGGAAAACACCCACCGGGTCGGCGGCCTCAAGCAATTGCGCTTTCAGCTTGCTCATGGCCTCGGGCATGGCGATGCCAAGGTGCATAAATTCCTGATAGCCCTCAATCAGCCAATTCAGGATGCCCGAGCCTTGCTCACGCATCTCACGCTCAACCTCGCCCTGATCACGTTGCTTTTCGGGCGGCAGGGCGCGCAGGTTCACGTCAAAGGGAAGGAATACCAGCCTGCGCCGGGTGCCCTCATCCTCATCCTTGATTTTGGGTGTGCGGTTGCATGACAGGATGGGCATTCCGCGCGGCGTCCAGAAAAACGGGTCGGCATAAAGCCCCCGGCTCATGCGGCGGTCACCCCCGGTCAGGCCCTTGATTTTCTTGGCGCTCAAGATATCGCGTGCGCCGGGTTCGGTGGCGATGTAGGCGCGCGCGCCGGGCAGATCAGACTCCTCGGGCGTCGCACTTGAGGCTTGCGCATGGCCGGTTTCCAGAAACATCTCAATCTTGCAGGGTGCCGCATAACCATCGCGCGTGCCCAAGACGTGCGAAAGCCCGTTGAGCAAGGTGGATTTACCGTTGCCGCCGGGGCCGCGCATGATGATGGCCACCTGCGCCTTGTTCTCGCCAAACAGCGTGGCCCCGAGGCATCGCTGCGCGCAGGCGCGGATTTCGGGGTCAGGGATGATCAGTTCCATAAACTCAACCCACGCCGGGGCCTCGGCGGCGGGGTCAAAGGGCACGCCCGCGCATTTGGTGGGCAGCTTGGAGCGATCGGTCTGGCGCAGCCAATTGGCCTTGCTGGCGATGATCTCGGCGGGGGTGGCATCATGCGGCCTTTCCCAATCGCGCACGGCACGCAAATCAAGGTCACCATTGGGCATGACCAGCGTCCACGGGTCATTGTCCATATCCTCAACCTCGGCGCGGCGCTGGTGCTCGCACGTCTCAAGAGCGGTTTTGACCTTGGCCAGATTGCCGCATTTCGTGGCGTGCTTTTTCAACTCACGCCACAGATTTATGCGCAATTCCTTGGTGGCGCTTTCATGGTCATGCAGGGTCGGCGGGCGGCCATTTTTTCGCTCATCAATGAACGCCTCAACCTGCCAATCGTCAAACTCGGCATTCCATTTGGCCCATTCGGCCTCCTCAAGCACAAGCTGGCGCAGGCGGTGGCCGATCTCACGCGCGGCCAGATTGCCCGCCCGGAATGAATATCGCTGGCCATCCCATACCGCCCACCCCTTGCCGCTCACGAAAACCAAATCCTCGCCATAGCTGGACAGAATGCGGGCGGCATTGTCCTCATCATTCATCTCAAGCGCCAGCCGCTCGGGCATGGTCAGTTCGGTTGCCGTCAGGCGAGGGGTGAGTGCATTCATGCCCGGGTCCGTTTCTTATTTTCGTGAGGTGAGGTGCGGCGGTGAGGTGATCAGGGGCGCGGGGTTTCTTGGGTGTGGAAGATATCCGCGTATGAGCGTGCGGGTGGAGTGAATTTCGACCGCACGACTGGCGCGCACGCTTTGTGGTAAAGGTGGCGATCTGGGGTGGCTGAGGCGGCATCTGACTTTACGCCCTCGGCCACCGAGTAGACCCAAACCCCACCCCCGAAAATCTCACCTAAGCAGCCGTGACAGGCCCGCAAATTTGGAAAGCGGATGGCGGGCAGGCCTGCCTTTTTTCGTTTCTCATTCCAACTTGATACGCCATTATCAAGAGGGTGGTGGCGCGTTACCAGCCGTTGGGATGGGCTGGCGTTACTCATGCCCCCTGCCCCTTCGCCCGCGCACGCTCATAGGCCCGGCGCACCTGCCGCGATGGCCCCTTGCGGGCCTGCGCAGCGGCGGCGGCCTCCTCATCGGTCATGTTGCGGGTTTGCGTGGCGCGCGCCTTGGGGTTCTTGAGGTTGTGGGTGGCGGCCAGTGAGCCGCCGAGCATGGTGAGGTTGGCCAAGGTGCCCGCGTTGGTGATATGCTTCATTGATTTACCCCTCAAAACGGCATTTGCGGCGTGACGGTCAGGCACGCCAGCGGGAATGTGTCTTGGTGCATCGTGTGGCCATCAAACCACGCGCAATCGGCCTCGCAACAATCGGCATAGAGCACCGTCATCCACACATCGCAGCTATTCAGGCGCACCTCTTGGCCAGCAGTCAGGCCGTGCTCTTTTGAGCCTAGGGGGCGCTCGGGGTGCGGCGCGGCGCAGGTGCGGGTTGAGGCATCAGAGTGCAGGGTTGGCGGCAGGTGCTGATCAGCAATGGCCCGGGCTTGATCAGACGTGAGGCCCGAAGGGCTAGGCGCGGGGCCGTAATTGTTGTTGATGATGGCGGCGGCGGGGCGCTCTAGCCATGCGGCGATTTTGGTTTTCATCCAGATAAGAATTGCAGTCATTCGGGTTTCCCTTTCTTGGGGGTGATTGTGCGCGGGGTGGCGGTGGCCGATCAGGCCGGGCGGAATCCGTTGATCCAAGTGATGCAGAATTGACCGGGCTGGCCGCCGCCTGCGCCGTGCCGGTGCTCAATTTGAATGGTGCCGCCAGCTTGAGCGCTCAGGCTGACCTTTCCCGCCGCACCAGTTGCGCCCGTGAGGCTTGTCGTGCCCGCATTCTCCAGACTGCCGCCAAGCCAAACGCTGGTCAGGCCCGGGTTGACTCCGGTGTCGTAAACAAGGATTCCGTTGGCGTTGCTTTGGGGAAAGCCCGGGTTGACCATAGAGACAAGCAAGAAGCCGCCCGATGATGGCGTGCTGATTGATGCAACACCATTGTGGGGGATAATCAATTGCAGACTGTCTAGGCCGTTCTCAAAAACGGCGGTACCCGTGAGCGGCTCGCAACGCATCGCCTCAAGCCAAGTCACGCCATCGGCGCTCACCTTTACTGAAAAATCATCAGACCCGGCCAGACCCATCTCGGCGCGGCCCGAAAAATCGCGCTGGTAAAGCAGGCTGGCTGTGTCGGAAACGGCGTCCTTATTGATCTTGAGTTGATGGCCCGCGCCATCATGGTTTAACAGTGAGGCGGGCGAGGAGACGGAAAGTCGGTTTACATCATCGGCGGTGGCGTTAATGCCAAGGCGCGGGGTGGTTTGCCCAGCGGGCCTCGGTGACCACCTGCCGTTGCTAAAGATGAGCGCCTGATTTTCGCGGTTGTCCCACGCGGACCATCCGGCGGCAGGGGTGATGAAAACCCACCCGCCGTTGATGAATGCGGCAATCTGGCCGTCTTTACCCAACCAATCGCCAGTCGCGTCGGTGTTGACGATATAGGCCATCCCATTGGCGGGGTTTGCGGGCGGGGTAGTTTGATCGGCTGACACGACAACCAAGGCGGCCAGAACGTCGAGCAAGGATAGTGCCTCATTAACGGTGACATGCTTTTGCGCCTGCGCAGGCAACAAGAGGGGCAGTTTCAGGTTCTCAGATGTGCTCATTTTCGTGCCTTTCGGTTTGCGGCGCTGCGCCGCTTTGCGTTTTGTTTTGGCGTCACCAATTCAAGGTGCGCCGGGTTCACGCACCTGCGCACGCGGCACAGGTGATCAAGTTGCTTGCGCGGCGGGATCAGGCCATTCTCATTCACCCATGCCGCGATGTGGACGGCCACGGTGCCGCCGTCCAAACTCATGCGGGCATAATTGCCGCCGCGCCCGATGCCGCTGGTGCCGCCTTGCCACTCATGGCAATCACCGATCAGGCCGGGCACGGGGCACGGGCGCAGGATGACATTTGCGGCGATCTTTTCGCGGATGCGGGCGCGGCGGCTGGTCACGCGCCGTCGCCGATATGGTGGCCGGGCGGTGGAATGAGGCCGATGGTTTCATCCCCCTCAACCAAGAGGCGCAGGCACATGGCGATTGTCTGCACGACCTCGACCTCAAAATCGGCCCAACTGAAATCACGACCCTCAGACAGATGCACGCCGGTTTTCACGACCTCACCGGCCTCCTCGGCCAGTTTGAGCAAGGTGATGTTTGGTTGGGGGTAGCGATGCTGCGCCGTTGCCGCATCGGTGCGCGCGCGGAAAAGGATGCGGTGCACGTAGTCGGTGTTTGCGCGCGGCGTGCTCACCCCCTGCTCGCCACTGTTTGCGGATTTGTGGTGCGGGGTTGCTGCTTGCCCATTTAGGATCAGGCGCGCCGCCTCTGCGGTGACTCCTGCGGCAATCATCGCTTGCGTGCCGGTATCCGCCATCGTCTCACAATAATCACCCTTACCTGAACGCTCACATCCGCAGCAGTGGGGACCGAGCATGGCACGGCAGATGGTGTGCGCCATCTTGGCGGTGGGGGTCAGGTCAGGGGTGTTCATTGCAGACCACCCGCAAAATTGATCTCTTGCTTATCTACGGCAGCCATTGCGTCATCAAGGGATACCCCATCAATCTCAGCGGCTTTAACCAAGGACAAAAGCATTACGCCGTATTGCAAGTCACCCATCAACTTGCCATCCAAGGCATATTTTGCCCCCTTTGAAATAGCCTTGAAATAGTCCTTCTTTCGCTCTTTATCGCTTGTCATCGTATAGCTCTCCTTTTTGGGCCAAATCGGCAAAATCATCGTCGTGGTCCCACGCACCACGGGGCACGGCCAGCCGGGCACCGTGGGTGCAATGGGGGGTGATCTTGTCCAGCGCGCGCAGGGCGTGCAGGCGGGCGGTTTCCGGGCACTTGGTGCTCGGGTCTGCCAGAATGACTGCGCGGGCGGTGCCCTTGGGCGGCAGGTAGCCGGGGCGGTCAGCGTCGATCTGCGCGGTGGGGCAGGGCAGCGGCTTGCCCGTGCGGCCCAATTCGGGGCCAGCGGATGCGGCACCGGGGCCGCAAAGGGCGGGCAGTGAAAGCGCGGCCTCCACCAGATAGCCTTGGGGGCGGTTTCCCCGCGCCATCGCCGCCGCATATGCCGCAAGCGTTGTCTCGATACCTTCACCGGCGATCAGCGTAACGCTGGCGCGTGCGTAGTCGGGGGGGGCCGGTTTCGCGTAGTCCAAAACCACCGGCGCGCCAAAAATCTCACCCGTGCGGCCCAGCATTTTCTTGGCCAGCTTTTTGCCATCGACACATTGCCGGGCGGGGCCGTCAATCCACGTGCGGTGCACGCCCAAAAGGCGCTTGCGCCCGATAAAGGCCACCATGCACGGGCCGCTGTGCACCAGCTTGCCGGTGCTGTCATAATGTGGCTGGTCGGGGTGGTAGCGCAACGTCGGCGGCACGCCCCCGATGGCGTCCAGGCGGATGCCGCGCCCCTCAAGGTAGGTGACCAGTTCGGGCACCTCACCGGCGGTCGATGAGTTCCAGATGTAGAGCGCCATTTTCTGATTGTGCTGCGCGCGCTTGGTCTGGTCTTTTTCCGCCTCTTGCTGCCGATCAGCGGCGGCCTCGCGCACGGCGGCCTGCCGGGCGGGGTCTGCCACACGGTCAATCCGTTCCTCATCGGCCAGCGCCTTGACGGCGGCGGCGAAGGTCAGGGCATCACGGGCCATCAGGTAGTCGATGCACGACCCTTTGGCTTGGCACCCAAAGCAATAGAATTGCCCTCCCGTACCTTTCGGCTCGGTCACATGAAAGCTGGCCGATGCCTCGCCGTGAAACGGGCACGGTGCCCACAGATCACCGCGCTTGAGATTGCTCTTGTGCATATCCCAAACCACGTCATCCTCGGCCAATTTGCGCAGGCTCACGCGGGCCTTGACCTCATCCGAAAGGGCCATTTAGAACGTCACCCCCTCGGCAGGAATGAGGCCCAAGTCCTCGGCCATGTGGGTAAAATCGCGCTCGGCAATTTCAGGCTCAAGGCCCAAAATCTCGATATCTGGCACCCGCGCCACATCGCACGGCCACTCACCGGCCTCGGGCATGAGCGCCAGCTTTTCGGCATTCAGCACCTCAAGGTCGCAGCGCTTGACCCATTCAGGTGCCGTGCCACCGAGATTGAAGCGCGCCGCGATGGCCGCGTGCATGTTGGCCTCAAGCGGCTTGTAGCATTCGGCGATCACGCGCTTGAGCGGGCTGGACACATCGCCCAGATACGCCTCGGCAGCATCGTGCATAAGGATATCCTGCGCGATATCGCGCAAATGCGGGTCGGTGTAGATATCGCCTGCCGCGTGAAATGAAAACACCGCCACGCAATTCACGCAATGCTCGGCCACCGAATAGAAACGGTCGGTGTGCCCGGTAAAACGGGCGATGCGTGACAGGGCGCGCGCGATTTCGGTAAAGCTGATCTCGGCTGGGTTCGGGTTGACCAAATCCATGTAGGTGCTGCCGGTCCAGATTGAGGCATCATGCACGGTGGTGGCGGTTGCTTTGAAGCCGGGGAAGGGATTGATCATTGCTGCACCTCATCGGGTGAGGAAACCCTGACCTCAAATTCGCCGCTGAAATGGTCGGGCAATTGCGTGACCTTTTCGCAGGTGGGCGGCGTCTTGAATTGCGCGCCCAGCCACAGGTTGACCGCCTCAACCATCGTGGCGTGGTTCAATTTCAGGGTGTTTTTGCCTTTCATGGCGCTTTCCTCTCGTATTGGTCTTGCGTGGTGCGGATCAAATTGTGCCGCCAGATCGTCTTGAGGGTGATGCCCGCGCTGGCCGCCGCCTTGGCCGCGCGTTTTTGCGCGGCCAGATCACAAGCCGGGTCACCGCAGATGTAGATTGCCCCGCCCCACAAGTGCCGGGGCAGTTTGGCTAGGTGGGGAAACCATGGCGGATATGCCGGGAAACCAATGCCAGATTTGGGGGGGGATGCGCCGCACACCTCGCACAGATCGGGCGCGGGGCGGCTCATGCGGCATTTCGGGCGTGCCCGTAGGAATCGAGCGCAAATGCGATCACCGCCTTAGCCGAGCGGGCGGGCAGGCTCATTCTCTGCTCAACCTCCTCAAATCCCGTGTGCTTGCCGCAAACCTCGGTCAAAATTTGCATGATACGCGGCGGCAAGGCTTGCGTGATCTGATCAAACGCCACGGCCATCGCACTTTCGCGCAAGGTGTAAATCTCGTGAAACTCTTGGCCAAGGCGCAGGTGGTCAACGGTGACCAGCGTTTGGCCCTTGCGGTTTGACAGTGCCTCAAGCGGGTTCAGCGGTGCCGAATAACGAATGCGGCCCGAGCGCACCGCAAGTGGCAGTTTCGGCTCATCTTGGGTGAATGATGGCGGCGCAAAGCATTCTGTGATGGTTTTAGCCGCAACATACTTGCGAGCGCGGCCCGAGGATCGGCCAGCCGAAACAATCCACCCGAGGGCGATGGCCGCCAATGCAACCTCACGCGACACATGGCCACGCACGCCATCAGGTGAACCGATGGCGGCCCTTGGTACATCGCCAGCCAACAGGTAATACTCGCGGCGGCAAAGCATCTGCGCCGCCCTCGAAAAGTCGGCGTGCAAATCGCCCAAGGTCATTGAAAGAGCCGCACAAACCGTGTCACGCGATACCGCGCCAGACACCTCACCACCACGCGCAAGGCGGTGCTCGGTAAGGCGAGTGACAATTGCGTCCCATTCGGGGTTATCCCGCAATTCCTCAATGCGGCGGACGCGGCGTAGGTGTGTTGATCGGTGGCCGCCATCCTGACCGGCAAGAAAGCCGAGGGATTTGCCATCAATCACGTGCGCCAAATAGGCGTCAATGCAGTGCTTAGGAAAGCCAAGGTTGCTCATCGCATCGCCCCCACAATATCAGTGCGCAGGATGGCGGCTTGGGTCGCGGCGGTGAGGCGCAGGGTGCAAGCACGATTTTGCCCTTGAGCCTTGAGGCGCAGGGCGTGGTGGACGTGGAAAGCCTCAAGCAAGCGCAGGGCGGCCTCTATGCCAGCGCGCTCGGCGCGGTAATTGGCGGCCATCTCGGGCAATTGCTGCCACGGGCTGGCCTCAAGGCGCTGCGATATCGGGGCAATGCAGGTGTGGGGGTGGGTCATGTCAGCCTCCAAATAAATCGGGTTGAGCACCGGCGATGGGCGCAGGGGCCTCGGCCAGTTTTTCGGGGTCAAATTCAGAAAGGCGCGCGCGAATGTGCGCGGCATAGGCCGGGTCACGTTCAATCAGGTGGCAATCACGGCCCTCTACGGCAGATGCCCACCCGGTGGAGCCTGACCCGCTAAACATATCCAGCACGCGGCCACCCCGCGCTGTAGTCAAACGCACCAGCCACTGCATGAGCGATTGGGGCTTTACGGTAGGGTGATCTGACCCGGCCCGGTCGGCCTTGTCAGCCTTGGCCGAATAGAAGAACCGCGCGGCAGATACCCCGGCATCCACTGGAAACTTGCCAAGCACCTCGGCGCTGCCGTCATGCACCACATTGGCGGGCCAGCGATCAGACGGCAGGGCGCGCGCCGGTGCTGCACCCCACCCATTGCCAGCCGCCCGCGCACCGCTTTGGGTGGCCTTGTCGGCCCCCGAGGGAATGCGCGCGGCATCAATGTTGAGGCCGCCGGTGCCGGTGGCCATGTGCTGGCGCGCCACAGACCCCTCGGCCAGCGGCTTGCGGGCCAGAACAATCGGCTCCCATGCGGGCTTGAGGGCGGTGCCCCAACCTTCCCATTCGGCGGCCTGCGCGGTGGCGGCCTGCGTTTCAAAGTATTCGCCGCCGGTCATGCCGGTTGTGCAAACATCGCCGCCGCCCACTTTGGATTTTCCTTTAAGCACGCCCGGGCCGCGCTCGGCCCCCAATGCCTTGTCGATGGCCTTTGAAACATCATGGCTCTTGGGGAATCCGCAGCCGTAGAGCCACGCCAGCAAGGGCGCATCGGATGTGGCGCAGGCGGTGGCAAGGTGACCGATCTGATCGGGCGTCAAACTATCCAGAAAGGCCCGCCATTCAGCACTCGCCGAATAGAGGCTAAGAATGGCGTCGCGCATCTCAAAACCGGCCACCTCAATGGCAACGGCCATGTGCGCATAGGTGCGCGCGGCGGAAAATGCCACAAGATGCCCACCGGGCTTGAGCACGCGCAGGGCGGCGGCCCATGTTTCGGGGCGAAAGGCGATATCGCCGCCATCCCATGATTTGCCCATGAATCCCTTTGATGAGCGCTTGAAAAGGCCATCGGTGCCCTCGCTTGCCGGGGCGGCATTCTCGCCGCCAAAGCGTTTCACGATGGAGGTGAGGTGGTAGGGCGGGTCCGTCACGATGGCGTCAAAGTGATTTTCGG